CCACCTTGCCCGCAGCGTGTCCGATGCTGGGTTTGGCGAGTTCCGCAGCCAGCTTGCATACAAGTCTGCAATGACTGGTGCATCAGTTTTTATCGTAGACCGCTTCTACCCATCGAGCAAGACATGCTCTGCGTGCGGCGAAATCCATGATATGAAGCTGAGCGACCGTGTGATGGTGTGTGACTGCGGCAACGTGATGGACCGCGACCTGAATGCGGCCATAAACCTAAAGAACAAGGCGGTCAGCTTGACCGTTTCAGCCTGTGGAGAGGATGGCTCTGGCCGTGGTAGCAATACCGCGACGAAACCAACCTCTATGAAGCAGGAAGATTTGGCTGCATTGTGTTGAAACATGCAGCTATATCAGAGCGGCTACAAGCCCCGCATACCAGAATCAGTAAAAAGACGCGATGCTAGACAACCTGCTACAACAGATCAAACTCCCATTCGACCTGAAGCCCAAGCAACGTGATGCTATAGAAAACATAGCGCAGTTTGACCGGGGAGGCTTGTTCACGGATGTGGGCACCGGCAAGACTGTGATGGCCACCTTGATCGCCATGATCTGGAGGCCACGCAAGGTGTTCATCGCCATGCCCCCGATCTTGCTTGACCAGTGGGCTGATTGGCTTGAGTCGATTGGCCAAACGGATGTGTCAATCTACCGGGGACCACGACGCAAGCCGGACCAACTTGACCACGCTTGGGTCCTCATGTCGCACAACGTGTTCCGGGACTCCTTCGAGCACGTGAGAGACCGATTCGACGCGTCCCAAGACGTGTTGATTATGGAAGAAGCCCATGCGATGAAGAACCCGGGCAGCCAGCTGTTCAAGAAGGTGGGCAATGTCCTCATCCCGAAAGGCAAGGTCATCCTGCTCACCGGCACGCCCACCAGCAACCCGGGAGATGGCTACGCCTACACCCGCATCAAGACCCCGGCTGTGTACCGCAGCAAGGGCCACTTCGACCGCATCCATGTGGCCGAGCGAGACATCTACAACAATGTGACCAAATGGAAGGACCTTGACCTGCTGTCCGCAAACTTGCACCTGCAAGCGGTCAAGCTGACCAAGGAAGACATTTTCGGGGACACCCCCGACCCGATCTACACCACCATGTCGTACAGGCTTGACCCGGCGCATGAGAAGCTCTACAACCAGCTGGCGGAGGAGCAGCTGCTGCTTCTGACGACCGGGGACAAGATTGACGCCACCACGGCCACCCGCTTGTACCACGCGCTCCAGCAGATCGTGGTCAACTGGTCGCACTTCGCCGCCCAGGACAAGCGCCCTGCGGCCTTCGACTTGCTTGACGAGGTGATCGAGTCCACACAGTGCATGGACAAGAGCAAGACCAAGCTGTCGGTGTGGGTCAATTACCGCATGACAAACGAGGCCGTTGTCAAGTACCTTCGCGCCAAGTTCGGAGATCGAGCCATCGCAGCGGCATACGGCGACGTGGACTCATCCAAGGGTGTGCACGCCATCATGAACGACCCGGAATGCCGGATTCTGGTGGCGCACCCGAAGTCAGCCGGTGTGGGCCTCAACATGCAGCACGTCTCGCACGAGATGTTGTTTCTGGAGGCCAGCACGGTGCCCATGGAGATGAAGCAGACCATCGGCCGCATCGACCGGGCGGGACAGACCAAGGTGCCGCATATCCGGTTCGCCCAGGCCAAGGGCACCATCCAGGTCAAGCTGTTCCGAGACTTGCTCTCGAAGGACGATTTGGTCTCACACGTGGAGAGGTCTCCTAAGTCCCTTCGCAATTCAATTTACGGGTCCTGACCCGCCCGGCTGTGATACAGTCGCGGCTTCGAAAAGAAAGACAACCTAGATCATGGACCACGCAGTACGCAGTTCCTTAGAAAAACGCTTGACACGACAAGCCGCGCAGCAGAGCCTCAACGAGAGCGAATACCTGCTGTACACCGGATGTACCCACTACGAAAGATACCTGTGCGGAGCAGGCAAGGTGCTTGCCCTGTGGCGGGTGCGTGACGGGCATCCGATCATCGAGAACATCTACCGGGTGGTCTCCGTGGCGGTTGATGCCTATGACGGGTTCTCGGCCAAGATCGTGGGCGATGATTGCTCTGAGCACCGCATCACCCACCACCCCACACAGCTTGGCCAGAACACGATCTTTGCCAGCTTCCCCTTCTTCCCTGAGACCATGTACCAATCGGTCGGCGTCAACAGCCGAATGATGGTGCGTTTTCCTCTGGTGTTCCGGCAAGCATCAAGCCCGAGCGCTACCTCCGAGGGTACCCAACACCTGACAGACATTCCGCGATTGGTTGATCTGTTCCCCCAATACGAAGGCGTTAAATTCTGATGTACAAGTACTACCAAATCGAGGGTGGTGAGGAGTCTTGGAAAGAAATTCAAGCGAGCCACCGAAGCTCCTTGCCGGACCCGATGTTCGTGACCGTGCTGGCCGTGGACCGCTTGGTCACGGATGGAATGACCAAGGCGGAGATTTCCAAGATCAAGTACAGCGGCCCGCTGTACTTTGATTGGGACGGAACCTCAGTGGCCGAGGTGGTGCCCAACGTGCAAGCGTTCATCGAGTCGCTGCGCAAACTTGGAATTGACGACGAGCACTACAAGCTGTACGCCACCGGAGGCCGTGGCTTCCACATCGAGATCCCGCCAGAGGTCTTCATGGAGAAGCCCAAGGCCGTGGAACACTTGCCTCTGATCTTCAAGGAAATGGCGCTGGACTTGGTGACGGACACCATGGACTTGCGAGTGTATTCCGGCCGCAAGGGCCGCATGTGGCGGCAGCCCAACGTGCAGCGCCCCAACGGCATGTTCAAGGTGCGCATCGACCATGACACGCTGGACGGAATGGACGAGGCGCGGTACCGCATGGTGTGTTCCGACACCGCCATCGACATTGACGTGTCTGCGGAGTTCAACCCCGGACTTGCCCTGCGCTTTGACAAGGCAGTCCAGAAGATCAAGCAGGTGCTGGGCAAGCGCAAGGGCGAGAAGCCTGTGGTGCTGCCAGCCAATATGCCTTCGATGGACGCCCTGATGGAAGGCCGTGGCATCAAGCCCGGCACAGGGTTCCAGACCATCGCCTTGCAGTTGGGTGTGTTTGCCAATGCGAGAGGTTACACCGAGGACGAGCTGGTTACCCGGTGTGCAGGCTTGCTGGAGTCGCATGAGTCGGACGGCTCGCGCTACAACAGCCAGGCCAAGCGCGAGCGAGAGCTGCGTCGCATGTGGGTGTACACCAACGACAACCCGTGCTACAGCTACTCCGCTGGGGCCATCAAGGTGTTGTTGACGCACCCCGCACCGGACGTGGAGGGCATGGCCGCCACACCCGAGGAAGTCCAAGCGATGATCGACACACCCATCGAGCAGCTGGAGCCTGATGTGGATGACCTTGCCGGTGTTGTATTAAACCAACACGGCGTGTTTGCCCGTACCGAGTTCGGACCCAAGCGCGTGTCGGCCATCTCGTTCGACAACGTGAGGACCTTGCGCTCGACGGACAACGGCACCATCGCCATGGTGGAGGCTGATGTGATGGTCAACGGCAAGACCATCTGCCGGTCGCCCATCGAGCTGGACACGTTCCACAGCGCAGGCAACTTCAACAAGTTCGCTGCACGCCACGGACACGCGTTCCAGGGTAATGATGCCAACGTGCGGGGCATGTACCTACGCTTGATGGAGAAAGCCAAATTGACCGGTGGAGACAACTTCGCGGTGACACGGGAAGGACTTGACGTCATCAACATCCCCAACCACCAAGACGAGAGGCTGCGCAAGCCCTTCTTGATCTGGGCGGACGGCAAGGGTGTGGTGCTGGAGCCGGAAGCGGCGCAGACCGGTTTGAAGATCTCGTTCCAAGGGTTTCCTGACCCACGAGGGCAGTTCAGGTCAGACTTGCACGACGCCCCAAACCTTGCCACCTGGCTTGAGGAAGGCAACCACAAGGAACGGATGCGAGTCGCTCTGGAGAATTTCCTCCAATGTCAAGCACCTAACTCCATGGCCAACCTGCTTGGCTGGTACATAGCATGCTTTTACCGGATGTTGTTCCATAAGGCGTACAACAAGTTCCCGCTGTTGCACGTGAATGGGGCCGCAGGATCGGCTAAAACGGAGACTAACAAGGCATTGCTTGGGTTATTCTATTATAACCAAGAGCCGCGTATGTTGACACCATCATCGACGGTGTTCGCCATCAACTACTGCGCCTCGGGCAGCGCGTCCATTCCTCTGGTGGTGGACGAGTACAAGCCGCACGAGATGCCAGCCGCCATGCACGACAAGTTGAAGCTGATCTTCCGTGACGCGTACAACTGCCGCGACGTGGCCCGGGGCGGCGGCAGCCGAGACAATGACGACTACCGTGTGCTGTCCTCGGCGATGCTGGCCGCGCCCATGGCCTTTATCGCGGAAGCGGTCGAGGACGAAGCAGCCCTGATGGAGCGTGTGGTGCTTGTCACCATGAGCCGACCGACACCCCTGCAAGCGAGCAAAAACCTTGCCCGCTACCTGCGGTTCTCGGAGTTCAAGGAATGCCTTGCAGTCATCGGCAAGTACATCGCAGCGGACATTGTGTCGAGCTACACGATCGACCAACTCAAGAAGGACTTTGACCCATTGCTTGAGGAGGCCCGCAAGCAGTTCATGCTGCAAGAGGGTGATATGTCCAACCTGGCCCCTGAGCAGCTGCAACGAAAGTTCTCTGCCAAGGAACGTACGGTGTTCAACTTCACGGTGGCACGATTCGGCTTGCGTCGGTTCAAGTCGCTGATGGAGGACATTTACGGCGACCAGCTCAACCACCTGATCGAGGACTTGGACAGCAAGCTCTACGACCGAATGCTTGACCTCGGCTCCTCCACGCAAGCGGAGTGGCTCAAGGTGCTCAACGTCATGGTCGATATGTCGTACTTGGATGACAACCTACCCTACAAGATGGTGGTCGGCAAGGACTACGCACTGGTGCACCACGGCGGCATTGACTGTGTTGAGGTATCACCTCGACTGGCCTATGCCAAGTATCGCCAGTATTGTCGGATGGCTGGCAGCCGTCCGTTGTTTTCAGGAGAGACCGCCTACTTGCACAGCTTGAGGGACGCGTCCGCAGTGGTCAACATGGGCCACACCGGAGGCAAGATTCAATGTGCAGGTGGCTCTATCCTGTTCGATGCACAAGGGCTTTCCGCCCTTGGCGTGCGAGCCTTCCGGAAGTGACCCAGAAAGGACGACTTGTCTTGATCGCAAACAGGAGCGCTATTCCCAGCTGATCTAGGATATACTCCCCCACCCAATTCAGGCGACAAGCCTGAACCCGTCGCACAAGCGGTCCTTGTGCACCACGAAAAAGGAAACGAAAATGTCAATGAAAAAACCTCAATTTGAAACCAACGAAGGTACCGAAAATGTTGCTCCTGAAGCCAGCCCCACAACGGCTGTTGCAGCGCCTGCAACATCTTCAGTGGCCATGGTCGGAGCCTCTGGCGCAGACCCTCTTGCAGCTCTCCAAGATAAACTCCACGTTGAATACGATACGCTTACTCAGGTGAAAGTGTCTCCCGGAGCTTGGCTGGAGCGCGAGACGGAAGAAAGCCTTGGCGACACCATCGTCCTGAAGCTGCTGTCTTGGCAAGACAGCTACGTGTGCTCCCCCAACGATGACTCTGCTGAAACTGACCTCATCAAGTACAGCGACGACGGCGTGACGTCCAAGGACGGAGTGAACATGCAGGAGCATCTGGCCCAGCTGAAGGCTGACGGCTACGAAGATGCCAAGATCAGCCAGCGCATGATCTTGGTCGGTGCCCTGAAAGAGTCCGGCAAGTCCACCCGCTTCCTGAACAAGCCTGTGCAGATTGATCTGCCGCCCACCAGCCGCAAGCAGTTCGTGCGCTACCGTGCCGAGACCGCCTACGCCGTGAGCGAAGGCTTGATGGATGGCGCGAAAGCTCTGATTGTGGAAGCGAAGATTGTCCAAGCCAAAGGTAAGGGCACGAACCGTTACTCCATGGCAACTTTCTCGGCTGCCTAACTCAACTGAAAGCCCGGCCCCGTGCCGGGCTTCTTCATTCACACACTATGCGATATTTCGTCATCGACACGGAGACCGTTGGTCTCAAGACGCCCGAGCTGCCAGCCTCCGGTGTTGTACAAGTTGCGTGGATTGAGATTGACAAGGACCTCAACGTGTTGTCCGAGCATTCCCACTACGTGAACCCAGGTTGTCCCATCGACCCCAAGGCATCGGAAGTCCACGGAGTCTACGACGACGACGTGAAGGACTGCCCGACACTTGCACAGGTGATGGACCTTGGCACTGACCCGATCACGCTGATTGGCCACAATGTTGCCTTCGACTACCGCTTCTTGTCCAACTGGGTTTACCCAGCGAAAGTCCAGACCTTGTGCACCTTGCAGTTGGCTCGGCTGTATGTCAAGCACAGCGCCAACCACAAGCTGACCACGTTGGTGGAGCACCTTGAGATTCCGCAGGACAAGGCGCACAGCGCACTTGGCGACGTGAAGATGACCAACACCTTGCTCAAGGTGTTGCTGTACATGGGGCGCACCACGCTGGAAGATGCTGTGGCCCGTGAGCAGACGAATGCGCTGATGCACCGCATGCCCTTTGGCAAGCACAAGGGGGAGCTCATGATGGAGCTGCCCAAACCCTACGTTCGGTGGATGCTCGACCAGACTGACCTGCCTCCGGCCATCCGCCGCAGTCTTGAACACTTCGTGAGGCTCGCATGACCTTTGACGACTACATCCCGCTGGCCATGCGCACAGCGAAGACCCTCCCTCTGGCTTTGGACATTGACCACGGCAAGATGCTGCTCATCTCCGAGGTGGGTGAGGTGGTGGACTGCTTGAAGAAGCACGTGATCTACGGCAAGGAGCTGGACACCACCAACCTGCTGGAAGAATGCGGTGACCTCTGCTGGGGCATCGCGCTCCTGTCAAGCCGCCTTGGCTTCGTGCCCGAGGTTTACCCAGTCAAGTCATACCGTGTGGCCACGGACATTGAGATGGTCTATCTGATGGCGCAGATGGCATCCAACATCAGCACAGGTGACATTCGCTTTGGATGCTCCAGCTTGCTCAACGCTGTGTCCAGCTTCCTGAGCCGATTCGACTTCACACTGGAGCAGGCGATGGAAAAGAACATTGCCAAGTTGGCGGTCCGGTACGGAGACAAGTACAGCGACTATGCGGCGCTGAATCGGGACTTGTCGGCTGAGGCCGAGGTGCTTGGCTAATGGCCACAGCACTCAATCGCATTCGTGCGACCCAGTATGCGGCTGGTAAGAAGCATACGCAGCGCATCATCGAGACGCTCGTGGACCTGCTCACGAAGGCCAAGGTGCCCGGTAAGGACCTGATGGCCTACATGCCCGACGCCCCGCTGGAGTACGCCAGGCCCGCCCTGATTGCCCCCTCCAACCGGGAGACGCTGGAAGTGAGCCCCTTGATGGTGTTCACGCCCCACATGCGAAGCCGGGATCCGGGCCTGTTCTTCAGTGCGTGGAAGAAGGCATGCAACCGGCTGCTGACCCGGCCGGGGCCTTCCAAGTGCACGTCGCTACCCGACCTGTCCAAGTTCCTGGGCTTCCCTGTGGGCCACGCAGCCATGCTGTTCTCGCCCCCTATCGGGGATTCGTACCGGGATCTGGTGCAGTTCGCAGCGGAGTCCGTCGCAGTGTTCGAGATGGTCTTCGGGGTGTCCGCCTCGGTGAACGACGACAACTACTGCGTGGAGGTGGACTCGTGCATCATCGGAGTCAAGAACCACCAGCTGTGCCTGCCCGGCTTGAGTACCACGATCATGTGTACGCCGACCGAGTTGAAGGCAAGCATGATACTGGAGCGAGGCCCGGTCTCTTGCTACGGCACGCTGGACATTCTGGACTGCATGTACATCTGGTCGGACGAGGCGGAGGACGGAGAGGAGATCAAGTCCCACTTGCTCTACCTGCGAGCCCTCAACGACCCCGAGACCTTGATTGCGGCCCAGCGAGCTGTACTGGCTGTTGACGGTGTGACCGTCGTGAAGCGGCCACGACGCCGCAGAGCTTCCCGCGTAACCCAGATGAGGGTGACCAAGCAAATCACGTACCCTGAGATGCTCTCGGACTTCCAGCGAGTCGAGGAAATCATCATGGACGAAGCGATACCGGACATCTCCCGTGTGTACGACATCGCGGACATTTTGGTCACGAAGTACATGGCGGAGGAGTCATTCCGCAGCCGCTTTGGAATCCGCCTTGGGTCCTTGAGAACGAGTACACTCTCAGAGGAGCAAATTGTTCGATTCAGGACAGGGTGGACGGAGTACAGCACCGCTACCTTGGCCCGTGCCCATAAGCGAGACTCACGTGACAGACAAGTATACTGACCCGATAGACATTGCCTGCGAGCAGGAAGACTTCTTCAGGCAGGAAGCCATCCGCAGGCAAGCCTTGGCGTCTGCACAAGAGTACGACCCCGAGTTCGATGGAGTGCACTGCATCGCTTGCGATGACGACATCCCAGACGGACGCTTGCTGCTTGGCAAGATTCGCTGCATCACCTGCCAAGAAATTAAAGAAAGACGAAGACGTTGAAAAAGTTACCACCACCCATCCCAGTCATCCACCCGCAACACCTACCACCGCCCAACTTGGCGGTGGTTTCCTTTCTGTGGTACCTGCTTGCCGACAAGTGGCAAGTTGGCCCCGGCTACGAAGCCGTTGGGTATGCCGCCATTGCTATCTTTTTAGGAGCAAGCTGGTTCAGGTACGTCGGGTCCCCTTGGTTCAAAATTCGGAGTTAAATATGCGTATTGCAATTGACATGGCTTCCATCCTCAAGACTTGCCTTGCTGCTGGCAAGGATGCTGAGGGCTACACCGTGGAACACGAAGGCAAGTCGGTGCAGATCAACACCGCTGCCTACGGCTACGAGTTCGTGGTCAACTCGATCAAGGCTGCCTTGGACGAGTTTGGCTTGGTGCCCATGGACCTCATCATGGTCACCGAAGGGATGCACAGCAAGGCTCCGCGCCTTGACATGGACTCCCGCTACAAGGCGACGCGTGGCAGCCGCCCCGCCGAGTACTACAACGAGTACCAGTCCCTGCAAGACCAAGTGCGCAAGGCGTTCCTCGACTTGGGTGCGCTGGAGATGGTCTGCGACAACGTGGAGGGTGACGACCAGCTGGCGTTCCTTGCCAAGCACACCGAGGAGGATATGGTCATCATGTCCAACGACGGCGACTTGGTGGCCCTGCACGGCGTCAACGCTCACGGCGCGAACGTCCGAGTGCGCATCAACGGCGAGGTCGGCTACAACAAGTTCGGCCCGTTCCCGCACCACTTGGTCACCACCTACAAGGCGCTGGTGGGCGACCCGTCCGACAACATCAAGGGCTGCCCCGGCTTTGGACCCAAGAAGTTCCTCGACTTCATTGCCAAGTACAAGACGACCGGCTTGGTCGAGCTCCATGAGATGCTGGAGAACGGCAAGTTGCGCGACTTGGAAGCTCTGGCCGAGGAGTGGCAGTGCCCGCTGCTGGGTATGCTGTTTGAGCAGCGCATCGAGATCCAGAAGTCCTACAACCTGGCCCGCCTGTACCCCGAGTGGGTGGACAACCTGACCAACCCTGTGCGCTGGTCTGTGGGTCTGGTCCGCAACACGGACGACGAGCGACTCAAGCCTTGGAGCATGGCCCAGCGTCTGGTGACCGCCGACAACTTCGACAAAGCCAAGAGCTTCTTCCAGCAGCAGTTGCTGACCTCGCAGTTCGTAGCGCTCGACCTGGAAACGACTGTGCCTGATGAGAGCGATGACTGGCTGGCCGCTTCGGGCAAGGATGGGGTAGACGTGATCGGCAGCAAGATCACAGGGTGCGGCTTGACCTTCGGCCCCAACAGCCGCTACAGCTTTTACGTGTGCACCAACCATGCGGACACCAACAACTGCTCCATGGAGCAGCTGCGTACCCTGCTGGAGTGCATCCCGCAGTCGCTCCATATCGTGTGCCACAACTCTGCTGGCTTCGAGCTGCCTGTCCTGTACAACGCCTTCGGCAAGCACTGGCAAGCCAACGGGTGGCGAGGCTTCCTGCCCAACACCATCGACACTCGAATCATGGCTTCGTTCTATGACGAGTCCGGCAAGCAAGGCTTGAAGGACTTGTCCAAGCGGCTGATGAACTACGACCAAGTGTCTTACGACACCGTGACAGGCGGGCGCAAGATGCACCAACTGTCAGGCGACGAGGTGTTCAGCTACGGTACGGACGACACGGCGGTGACGGCAGGCTTGTTCAACTTCTTCCGGCTGTTCATGCAACTCGAACACAGCTGGGACACGTTCATGGACACCGAGACGCTGCCGCCCTACCTGACGGCCCAAGCCTTTACCAAGGGCGTGCGCATCGACCTGCCCAAGCTCAAGCAGCTGTCCCGTGACGACGAAGCCGTTTATGACCAGTGCTGGACCACCTTGTCCAACTACTTGGTCGAACACGGCTGGGAAGGTGTGCATCCTCCGGTGTTCACTGAGATCAGCCCGGCCAACATCAAGCAAGCTGTGCAGGTGGTGCTGGGCACCGAGCTCAAGACCATGATTCGCACGATCTCCAAGCTGGCGATTCTGGTTCGTGATCTCGATGGTGGCGACCTGCTGGCTCGCTTCATCGAGGACAACGATCTGGACTCCATCAACAAGCTCGTCGCGCAGCACTGGACGAGCAAGCCGATCTTCAATGTGGGCTCACCTCTGCAAATCTCCAAGCTCATGTACAACGTCATGAACCTGCCTGTGCGGCTGCGCAACCCGGCCACGGAAACGCAGCGTGCCGCAGGCCAGCGTGAGGGCAACCCCCGCACGGATGACGATGCTGTAGGCTTGACCTTGAAGCTGGATGCAACACCGGAGACAGCCCCCGTCTTGAATGCCCTGCTGACCATGAAGTCCTGCAACACCCGCAAGGCTCTCTACTGGGACGCTTGGCCCTCGATGATTCACTGGGACACCGGCCGCCTGCACCCTTCGTTCCGCCAGAGCGCGACCAACACCCGGCGCTACACCAGCAGCAAGCCCAACTTGCAGCAGATGGAAGCCGGTCCGGTTCGGGCGTGTTTGCTGCCGGAACAAGGCCACGTCATTGCAAGTCTTGACTTCGCAGGTCAGGAAGTGCGTGCACTGTGTGCCCTGTCCTGGGACGAGAACCTGCGCTCTGTGTTTGTTGGCGAGTCTCTCAAGGACATCCACAGCATCACAGCCAGCACCTTGTTGGGAGTCCCCTACGAGCAGTTCTACGCGGAGTACACCTCGACCGACCCGGTTGTCCAGAAGACGGCCAAGGGTGTGAGGGACAAGGCCAAGATCTGCTTCTTCGCCTCGGCCTACGGTGCCACGGCCAAGAAGATTGCCGAGACGCTGGCCATCAGCGAGGACGAAGCCCAGAAGATTCTCGATGCCATCGACCAAGCGTTCCCCCGTACCGTCGAGCGTGCCGAGCGTGTGGAGCGACTTGTCAAAGAGCAGGGCTACATGACGCTGCACCCAGGCACCCGCCGCCACCTGCGCGACGAGATTCAATCGCCTGACAAGTGGGTTGCTGCCAAGGCAGTGCGCCAAGCTGGTAACGCGGAGATCCAAGGCTCTTGCGCCACGCAGACCAAGCGGGTCCTGTCCCGCATCTGGTCCAGTGACGTGCTCGACCAAGGTGCTGTGTTCATCGCCTCCATCCACGACGAGGTGGTGCTGTCCGTCCCGAAGGACCGCCCCGATCTGGTCAAAGCGGTGCACGGCTTCATGACCGAGGAGTTCTGGCCAGGCTTGCCTGCTGGCTCCAGCGTGGGTGTAGGCCCCAACTACCTCCAGCTCAACGAGCTGGGCGACTCTGCAACGCTTGAGCAGATCACCACCGCGATGGAGGCGATCTGATGAGGGTGGTCCACGCTACCCTTGGCAAGCACGTGTACATGGATGAGAACCTCGGTTCCCTGATCGAGTGCTTCTTCATCCACCACATGAGGGTGCCGAAGGCGTCCGTTGATTCGGAGGCCATACACCGGTCGGTTTTTGAAAACTCGAATGACCCCGAGTTTTTGTCCGAAGTTGCGGGTATGATGCTGCGCTATCCGACAGACCACCTCATTTTTGAAAGTGGCCTGTCGTTTCACATTTCGCCGCAAGGCAAGATCACCACAAAGAAAGGTTCGCAATGACCAATAACATCATCAACGTGCTGGACCACGGGAGCGTCCGATTGGTAGAGCACATGGGCAGCGACTTGTCCATCGTGCGAAACGCCCGCGTCAGCTACGACGCGGAGTGGCGCTCCGGCGAGGACGAGGGCAAGGATGCCAAGCTCATCGACTACTTGGTGAAGAACTATCACACGTCCCCACTAGAGGCCGTGAATCTCACCTTCGACGTGCGTGCTCCTATCTTTGTAGCACGTCAACACATGCGGCACAGGGTATTTTCTTTCAACGAAATATCAGCTCGCTACTCCGAGCTGCCTGCCGTCTTCTACACCCCTTGGGTGGATCAAATCACCACGCAGAGTCCGACGAACAAGCAGATGCGCACCAAGGAACAGCACCCGCAGGCACTGTACTTCCAAGACCTGATGCGCAAGACCTGTGCAGACGCCTTCACCGCGTACAAGGAAATGATCGACGCTGGCGTCCCCCGCGAACTTGCACGTGGCGTCTTGCCGATGAACACCTACACGCACTACTTCTGCACCGTGGACCTGCACAACCTGATGAAGTTCTGCAAGCTGCGCCTGCACCCCCATGCCCAGCACGAGATTCAGGTCTATGCCCAAGCCATGCTTGACCTTGCCAAGCAGGCCGCCCCGATCACCATTGCAGCCGTAGAACGGCACTGGATTGCCTGATGACACCAACCCTTGCCCAAGACATTGAGAAGTGCAAGCTCACGTTCCCGATGATCGCCCAGCCCAAGATCGACGGTGTGCGGGCTTGCTACATCGAGTCCTTCACAGGGCGATCACTCAAGCCGTTCAAAAACAAGGCGGTCATGGAGATCTTCTCCGACCCCAAGTTCAAGCACTTCGATGGCGAGATGGCTTGGGGCTCCATCAACTCATCCTCGCTGTGCCGGGATACGACTTCGGTGCTCAACACCGTGAACGGCTCGGCAGACGACGTGGTGTGGCATGTTTTTGACATCACGGACCACCAGGACTGGACCTACTCTCAACGCTACTCCGAGCTGCTGTCCCGTGTGGCTACCCTGCAAGACCCCCGCATCGTGGCCGTGCCCAAGCAGGTGGTGTGGACCAAGGCGGAGATCGACAGCTTGGACGCTGCGTGGGTCTCCGAAGGCATGGAGGGCACCATCCTGCGCAACCCGCTGGCCCCGTACAAGTCTGGTCGGTCTGGCACATCCTGCGGCAGCTTGATTCGCGTCAAGCAGTTCGCAGATGCCGAGGCCACCGTGGTGCGCGTCGTGCAAGCGATGGAAAACCGCAACGAAGCCAAGATCAACGAACTTGGCCACACCGAGCGGTCCTCGCACCAGGAAAACATGGTGCCCAAGGACATGGTGGGGGCTCTGGAGTGTGTCACAGCAAGCGGGCAGGCCATCACGGTCGGCCCCGGCAAGATGACGCACGACGAGCGCCGACACTTCTGGGCCAACCAAGACTTGCTGGTGGGCAAGCTCATCAAGTTCAAGTCGATGGTCAGCGGGGTCAAGGACAAGCCTCGCTTCCCGACATTTTTGTCACTTCGCATGGAGGAAGACACGTGACCTTCGCAAACCGTGGCAAGGCGGCGGAAGCCGCCGTCAAGAAGTACCTGAAGTCCATCGACGCGGTGGACACCATCCACTACCGCTACCCGGACTTCCGGGCTGGGTTCAAGTCCCCCGCACCGTGCGACTTCATGGTGCTGCGTCAAGGCAAGCTGACCTTGCTGGAAGTCAAGTCTGTGGAGCATGCGTACCGCTTGCCCCACAAAAATATGTCCCCTGACCAAGTGGCCCGCATGAGGATGTGGGCTTGTGCTGGGGCTGAGTCGTGGGTTCTGGTCCAGTTCACCACCGGGTGGAGGGCCGAATCCGTTGAGCATTTTCTGGTGCGCGATGGTGGCAGTTGGGACATGAGCCTGATTGAGCCGCGCCCGCTGGTTGCAGTGATGAAGGAGATCCTGTGCTGACCGTTTTCAACGACCTACACCTCGGAGCAATTCGCAGCTCCGGCACCACCGCGCAGTCGGCCATCGCCCTGCGCAGCTACGGCATCGACAGCTACATTGACCTGCTGCAAGGCGTCAACAATGACGTGATGCTGCTGGGCGACTGGCTCGATACCTACAACATCCCCATGAGCGATGTGCTGAAGGTGTACTGGGCCACGGCCGAGTGGCTGGCCAAGGGCTACCACCTGTACGCAGTCAACGGCAACCACGACTTGTCCAAGTCCTCCGAAAACTTGTCCTCCATGGAGTTCTTGTGCAAGCTGCTCGGTGCCCACTACCCATACACCTTCCACCACGTGGCCGCCCCTACGATGACGCCTCACGGCTACGTCATCCCGCACCTGACCAACCAGCAAGAGTTTGATGACGCCCTGGCTGGCGTCCCTGCATGCGATGTGGTGTACACCCACTGCAACATCTCCAACGAGTTCGCCAAGCAGGCCGACCATTCGCTGAACATGACGATCGGGCAGCTCAATAAGCTGCCCTGCAAGCATGTGGTGAATGCCCACGAGCACCAGACCCGCAGGATTGGCAAGTGTTGGATTCCTGGCAACCAAATCCCGACCAGCGTATCCGACTGCCTCGGCAGCAAGGCCAAGTCCTTCATCCAAGTCGATGGCGGCGAGCCCCGCTTGGTGCAGATCAACTCGATCGCGCACTGGTACGCTGAAATTGACTGGCGCAGCCCGGTTCCCACGCAAGCCCAGTTCGTGCGCATGGTGGGCACAGCGACTGCCGATGAAGCAGTGCTGGTGGCCACAGCGGTCGCGGACTACCGCCGCTCCTCCCAAGCCTTCGTCGTGGCCAACGCTGTCGTGATCGACTCGGTGGATGGCGCGGACGTTGCCCAATCGCTTGAGCAGGTCGAAGCCTTCGACGTGATGGGGGCGCTGCGCGAGATTTTGTCCCCTGAAGACATGAAAACCCTGGAGAGCCTGAAGTAAATGTTCACCTCACTCAAACTCACCAACTTCCGCAAACACACTGACCGCGAGATCAACTTCCTGTCGGACTTCAACGTGTTGCGTGGAAACAACGAACACGGCAAGACCACCGTGTCCGAAGCCATCGCCTATGCCATGTTTGGGGTCTCGTCCCTGCGCACCTCGCTGGACGAGACGGTCACGTACGGCAAGCCTGTCAGCTCCTTGCGTGTCGAGCTTGTGGTGTCCATCGACGGTGTGGACTACCATGTGTCCCGGGGCAAGAGCGGCGCGGAGATCCGCTACGGTGACCAGCACGTGACTGGCCAGACGGAGACCAAGGCGTTCATGGAACGCTTGCTGGGCACGTCCTCGCAGATGGCAGGCAAGCTGCTGTTCGCCAACCAGACGGAAATCCGAGGAATCCTGGCGCAAGGCCCGGCCGCTGCCAGCTCCCTGATCGAGACCTTGGCCAATCTCCAAGTTCTGGAGACCCTTGTGGAGAAGATCCAGGACCAGCTTCCCTGTGGCAATACCTCGATCTTGTCAGGCCAGCTGTCCGACCTGCGGGCCAAGGCGGGTGCCCCAGCACCGGCCGCGCCCTCACGGGAACTTGCTGACGCTGCGGAGCAGCACGTCTCTACCGTGGCCGACCGTTTGTCCCGCATGGAGGCAAACTTGTCCAGCCTGAAGGGCTCGTGGGTACAGGCAACGGAGGATCTGCAAGAGGCTCGCCAAGCACTGTTGAACAACGAGCGAGTGGCCAAGCGTCGCGCAGTGCTGGAGCAAGTCAGCCACCCAGGTGACGCTACAGTCTCGCAAGAGACACTTGACAACTTGATTCGTCAAGTCGCACAGGAGACCACCACCCGGGAACTTTACGACGCCAGCCAGATCGTGTTTCCCGACTGCCCTCGCTTCGATGGCACGGTGGCCGAGTTCGAGGCTGCCAAGCAGACGGCCGACTGGGACAATATCGCTGCTCAGGAAGCCCTACGGAACATCATGGTGTCTGAGGCTCAAGCCGAGGCCAAGATGATTTCTGACGACGTGTGCCCCCTGTGCAAGCAGGACCTGTCCATGGTGCCGGAAGTGGCCGCCAGCAACCTCAAGATCACCGAGGAGCTGGCCCAGCTTGAGCAGATGCGGGAGATTGCTACAAAGCAGCTTACCGCCGCCCGCTTGCTGTGCGCGACCTACGCGGACATGGAAGCGGACGACCGCCGCATCCGCCGCTTGATGACGCCACACTGGAAGGCTGGTGACACCATGCCAGTGACGCCACAGTGGGTGCACGGCGTGATTGAGAAGCCGGGCAACACCAAGTCGGCTCTGGCCGATGCCCGTCTGGCAGTGCGCGGCCACCAAGAGGCCATGGCCAAGTGGGATGCCGCCCAGGCGGAACTGGCGTCCCTGAAGGACGTGTCGGTGATCGACACCGCCAAGGCGGAGGTTGCCATTGGTGCCTACGAGGAGGCCAAACGTATTGTTGAACAAGAGCGTGGAACACTGGCCGATGCCAAAGTCCACGCGGCAAAGGAAACCGCAGCCTTTTCCATTGCCAAGGCGGCGTATGACCGCCAAGTGTTGGACCGCGCCAGCTTGGCCGAGCAGATCGAGAAGACGAAAACCATGATCGAGACCATGACTCACCACAATGAGCTGGTAAAGAAGCTGCGTGCAGCCCGTCCGGTCATCGCCAACAAACTCTGGACGACCGTGCTCGGCACTGTGGGCCACTACTTCTCACAAGTCCGTGGAACCCGCAGCATGGTGACCCGGGACAGCGACGGCTTCAAGGTCGATGGCCAAGGGGTAGGCGGCTTGTCCGGCTCCACTTTGGACGCCCTCGGGCTGGCCCTGCGCCTTGCCTTGGTAAAGACGTTCGTACCCACTGCCAGCTTCTTGGCCTTGGACGAACCAGCAGCCGCGTGTGACAGCACACGAGAGCTGGCCATGCTCGGCACCATCGCTGGTGCTGGATTCGAGCAAGTCCTGCTGGTCACGCACAGCGATCTGGCCGACAGCTTTGCAACTCAAGTCATCCAACTTTAAGGAGCCACTATGAAACGTACTGTGAAACAACCCGAAGGCCGCAAGCTCGATACTGGAAAGCTGCGATGGTCGCTGCTGCCACTGGGCACTGTGGCCTCGATCATCGACGTGCTGGAGTTCGGCGCCCAGAAATACGACGTGGACAACTGGAAGAAGGTACCCGATGGCAAGCGTAGATACTACGACGCGCTCATGCGCCACATGGACGCTTGGATTGGCGGCGAGAAGCTGGACCCCGAGTCCGGCCGCAGCCACCTTGCCCACGCCGGGTGCTGCATCCTGTTCCTGCTGTTCCTGGACCGCTGATGCGACGTCGGGTACAGAAAGTCAATCCTCTGGTGCACAAGGTTGCGCTCAACAACCTGCGCCAGAAGGTGGTGGACATGCGAATCCAGCTGCTGATGCTGGATGACGGAGAGTCCTGCGCGACCCATGTGCTGCTGCTCAACCAGCAGATCACGGTCCTGTCCCTGGCCCTGGAGGCCCGACAGATGCAGGACTCCGAGCCGTACCAAGCCTTGGCGGCCGCGCACGGTGTATTCCGGGCGTGCGCCGAGGGCGGGTTCAAGTGGAACAAGTCGGACGCGATGGTCGTCGATCAGGCGCTCGGTGTGTTTCTGGAATGGACAGGCAAGCTGCCGGTGGCCGAACTTGTAGAGGCTACCCGAAAAATGCTTGCCGCATCAACGTAGCCTCGGCCTGCCGCCTGCGTTGCAGGCCCTTGTACACGACCCCACCGGCCGTGTCCGGCTTCGTAATCAAGTCGCAGGCATCGGCCAGCCGTCCCTCGTTCAAGGCGCGACGCAAGCGGCTGGCCTTGAACGCGCCCAACCCGCAGTTGTAGGACCAGCTGGTGCAAGCTGCGTGAGCAAGTGGGTGCTCCAACAGCATGGGCGCAAGACTTGCCACCCTCAAGCCATACGCCTGTGTGGCGGCCACCAGTTCAGCGTACGCGTCTTGCTTGGATATGGGTTTGGTGCCCTTGCTGATTCCTGTCGTCATGCCGTAGCCTCTGGTCCAGACGGGCGGCTTGGCCAAGGTGTCCAAGTAGGGGTACACCTTGTCACCGCGCAAGACCTGGCACCCTTCAAAGGGCGCGATCAGGGCAGTGGCCGTTTCGTACCAGGTGACCACTTACTTCTTCCGCAGCCCACGGTCCATGAACCAGTAGCCGATGATGCTTCCCACGATACCACGGTCGAAGTCACCATAGATGGCCACGAAGGCAGTGGCCCAAGTCATGTTGGCCATCATGGCCAAGTAGAACAGCGCACACTTGTGCACCGTGTACATGATGATGCAGTGGTAGAACGTGAGCAGGGGCCGCATCGCTGCGGAGAACTTGGCCACCCAACCGCCCGCAGCGCGAGCTTCCGCTGTCTGGCTGGCCACGGCCACCTTCAAGGCATCCCACTCGGATGCGGATTCAGCCGCTTGAGCGTCCGCCCGGCGCATCTCGGCGTCATGGGCAAGCCGCTTGTCCTGGAGCTCGACTTGCACCATCGTCATGCGGTGCTCGTGGTCTCGCTCCTTGTCTTTGTCCTTCAGGTCCATCCAGTGCTGAACAAGACGGCTTGCGCCGCCGAATACCAATCCCAGAATTTCAAGCATCATTCGCCTTTCGCCCGTATTTTCCGGGTAGTTTCAGCGGTGTACCCGGCCACCAGCCAAATGAAGATCTGCACCTTGTCGGCCGCGTAGTCGGTGCGCCAGAACTCGTAGGCCAAGCCCAAGGCGAAGATTGCCATACCGGCGAAGCACAGACGCTGAATGTTGGTGTCCTCAAACCGATGAGACCAGACGGCGAGGAAGCTGCACGCCGAGATCAGTACCAAGGCGCAGCAAGTGGTGGTAAGCATCAGGTCCATGGTCGTTCACTTCTTCGGGAGGAACCCACGAATCATACTCTCTAAGTCCATCATGCGCACGGTGTCGTACACCTTTGAGCAGACGGCCATGCCGAAAAAGCCAACGAACAGCGAGGTCAACTCCAGTGGCAAGCCACTGCGTGTGGCCATCCACTGAGCACCATAGTATGACAAGGCGCAACCGCCCAGGAACATGGTGATCTTCTCGGGCATAGTGCCCTTCATGAAGGTGAAGGACAAGCAAGCCCCGATGAATCCCGCTGCCTTGGAGGCGAATACGTCGAGGTCAGGTATGGAAGAATGAGGCATGGTGATGGTCAGTAGTGCAACGCTCATTGTTGCATGGTTTTGGTGCCATCAAATGCCATTATGGGCTGTTGCTGCGCTGCAAAATACCTGTAGAGGTCTGCCGGTGAGGGCGGTGCATCGCCAGAGTCCCACGGTGTGTTATGCCCACTGCACACCAGCAAGTTGTTGCACAGTTCGGAGCAGATCAGACCGCCTGCGTTGGGTGTCGAACGCCCAAACAGGTGGAAAAATGGGCGCAACGCGAACATCAGGTAGTCCAGATACCCGTAAGTGCCCAACTCTGAGCTGAGAGCCGACTCCAGAGTCTCTTTGGTCACCAAGGTTGGGAACAGCGCCACCTGCGATGTGGTGTACAAGGGCCAGGGCCAGGGCCGCCTGCGCATCAGCAGGTGCATGTCATAGAACATCTGCCCTTCCATGTCCAGAAACCCACAATGGTACGCTGGCAAGCCGGTCCAGAACTTGCACAGCTTGCCCGGGGTGGAATTTGGGTTGAGGATGACGGCGAGGTAGATCATTGTGCGACAAAAATGTTCTCGAAGACTGTTCCATCTTCTACCGCCTCAATTTCGTGCCACGCATTCTCTTTCAGGACAATGGGCGTGGTGCTCTTGTCAGCGAACATCTCTAAGTTTTCTTTGCGAATGATGACCTTGCCAGCGTGGCACACCGTTGCATGCTGGAAAGTGTGTTCGTGCCTTGGCAAGCCTTCCCCAGCTTTGCAGTGGTACACGTTGTGAGTACACCCAGCATAGGTGAAGGTATGTGCTGGTATGGTGGGAATCATACTGTCTGCATTCCGGTGCTGCGTAGGGACAAGGGCAAGATTTCCTCGGACCGGGCTTCAGAGATCAAGCCGAACGTCACGAGGGCTTCCATGCCGGATGACATGCGAGGGTCGGAAAATACCACCTCTTGAGATGCCATCAACTTGTCATACCAGAGTCGAAGTGCAGGGGAAGACATTGCCGCAGTCACAATGGCAAGTTGTTCGGTATCCGTGAACTTCTCGATGAATTGCAGTGGGGTGCATTTGGTTTGCGGCACAGGTGCTTCTGCCGGTATAGCAGGCACGGGTTCATCAATGTGGTGGCCAATACCGATGTGGTCTGGGCACACTACCGAGTCCACAATCTCGCTCAGTGAGTCAACAATGACTGTGTTGATTACAATGCCGTCTTTGTTTAGAATTGCTACTCGCATGTTAGATCATCTCGAAAAGAATAATTTGACCGGGTTGCCCATTACTTGCACCGGTGCCACCATCCCCTGCTTGACCACCTGCAGCATACGGGCTGAAGCTGAGGTTGACTGTGGGGAATAATACTTGCGCAGATGCACCGTATCCACCGGAGAATTGTGGAGAACCACAGCCTGCAACAGATCCAGAAGCTCCCGCGAGGAACTTCGGAGTTCCGGGAGATTCGACACCCGGAGATAATGCAATAGCACTGACGTTTTGAGAGGTGGCGGCAAGCCCCCCGACTCCACCACTAAGACCAGAGGCTCCGGAGCCACCTGTGCCACCGCCACCCGCTCCATTGGATCCTGCGCTCGGCGCACCTGCACCACCGGCGTATCCATTACCGGCGCGCGAACCGGCTCCGCCGCCTCCACCACCCCCGCCGCCTGCGCCCCCGCTAGCTCCGCCAGAACCTCCAGTGGCGCTGAAAGTTCCACCGGAACCAACCCCACCGGCCCCACCGGCCCCATTAACGGTTCCACCACTTGAACCAGTGACTGTCATCACATCAAACGTGGTAGTACCACCGGAGGTGTTGGTATTACCAGACATCGTACCTCCAGCGCCAATACTATAGGTATATGACGCAGCTGGTGTTGCATAGTATTTCTCGGAGTACCCGGGACCTCCAGCTCCACCAACGGAATAGCTAGGGGTAGTCCTACTAGCCGATCCTGTAGCACCTGATACAAACACATACAACCGCTTCACATCAGAGGGTGTTGTATATACCGTACCAGATGTAAGGCTACGTACACGTATGCTACTACCACCAATACCAGTAAGAGCAGAACCGTCCACGGCAGGCAACTTGCCGGACGAATCCAACTGAACCACAGAGTTAGCACCTGTGCCCACGTTCAGCACCGCAGCTGTACCAAGACCAAGGTTGGACCTTGCACCCGCAGCCGTGCTGGGAACGTAACTCACGCACTGCCACCCATTGACCGTGCCCGAGGTCGTCTTCGGAGCGAAGATCGCTACATCCCCAGCCACCACGGAGATGTTGGCGCTGTTGGGCAGGAGCAAGGTGGTGGCGTTGTGGGTAAGCGTCGGTGTGCCGGAGAATCGCACGACCACAGGCCCTCGGTAGTTGGTGCCCAGGCTCGTGATCGACGCCGTGCCGGTGACAAGCAGCTTCATGCTTGCCTGTCCGCCAATGTCGATTGTGGCGGATGCCACGACGCTGACTTCGGCAGCTTGGTACGCCTCGTTGAGAACGTCCCAGATGGTGCCAAGAGAGGCTCTGGCAACGCCGTTGGTTGGGTTAGGGTAGGTGTCGCTTACACCTGTTCGTGCGGGAAGCATCGTCATTTTCAGTAGCCTTTGACAGTCAAATCCACGGTCGCGCCGGACACTGCGACGTGGGAAGAATTGTACACCTTGACCAGTCTGCTGATCTTGTCAATCTCCACGGTCTCGCCCCCAGACAAGTTGGCTTGCAGGGTGGCCTGAATGTTGACGACTTTGGTGAAATTGCTGGTCAGCGGGATGGTGGTTCCGCTCGCGCTGATGGGCAAGTCGTTCACTTGCTCCTCGATGTCCGGCGCGTCGATCACGAACGCCATGTAGGTGATCTTGGGCTGCACAGTTGAGGGTGTCAATGTGACACGGAACTGGTACACATCAGCAGTGGCGGGAATCTGGCCGGGCCAAGGTGCCCATGGTGTGGCATCCGCGTAGGTTGGGTCATTGTCCGGCCCGTAGAAGCTGCCGGAGTTGGATGAGCCGTAGAAACTGCTGGAGTCCAGTCCGAAGAAAGAGCCTGGCCCAATGATGCGGTACTCGATCGTGGTGGTGGCCGCACCCTCGGTAGTCAGCAGCAGCGTGGCGTTGCTGCCAGTCAAGATGGTCGGTGGGACATACCCAAGCGTGGTGTACACCAACTCACCCCAAGACGCAGGGTCGTAGAACGGGTAGTTGTCCCCGATAGCGGAGCCGCCGCCAGTGTCGGAGTGGTAGAAGCTGTCGTTGTCCGGCCCGTAGAAGCTGTCCAGCCCGGTTGCAACAATGTTACCACCAGAGATCGACCCACCGGTTATCGTACCGGGGTAGCCCAAGGCATCCAGGTCGAAGGTCACCAGCACGTTGGCCAGAGCAGCGTCTCCGAGGTCGGTGATGATGTACGCTGGATTGACGGACTCGTTTCCGCTGGTGTCCACCGCCTTGATGAGAAGCGTAACCGGGCCGGTCGGCAGTGTGGTCATGCTGTATGGCGTCTCGGTCAGGAAACCTGAGTGCATGGGCGTGGCACTGGCCCAGTTGACGTTGTTCCCAACATGGAACCGAACTTGGTAGCCACGCAGATCAAGCACGGACACCGGGGTCCAGGCTAGGGTAGTGCCGTAGATGGTCAGTGTTGGTACATCTGGAGGCGGGGATGACTTGCCAATGATGGTGTGAGTGAGATATGACCAGTCTCCGCTGATACCTAGGGTAGCATTGAAGACCCGGGCACGAACCGTGTACGCCTCACCGTCCTGCACACCGGAGAAGTACGTAGAGCCATTCGACATGGCCACCGTAACGGATTCCCACGTATTGGTGACCGTCTTTTTGGCTTGTATTTCGACGAAAGATGCGCCAAGGTAGCCAGTCTGCTGCCACGATACTTTCAGGCGAGACACAATGTCGCCCGACCCAAGCACCAGCAGCACATCCTCCCCAGACTCCGCAGCCAGACCTTGCACCAAAGGGATGGAGAACGGGTCTGGCAAGTCGGTGTTGGGTGTCTCATCCTCAACAACAGCGTCTGATTGGTCCCAGATGGTGGGGTCGTCCTCTTTCAAGGCCAGCTTGATGGGTTCCCCCACCTTGTACGACTTGTCCAGCACCCTGAACACCTTGTTGGTCATGCCGAACAAAGGCAAGGTCAAGGTCAGGCGGTCGCCGGGGCGCAAGCGCCAGGCCGCGTAGGAGAAGTCAGCCGTGATGGACAGAGCGTTACGCGTGTCCTCCATGTGGATGCGAGCCAAGTCGTGTACACCCTGCACGTTGTTCGTGTAGGGGTAGTCCACGTCGATTACAAGTTCTTCCCCGTCGGACGCCCGGTATTTGGCGTTGGTGTACGGGGTGTAGTCTGTAGGGACGTATTGGTTGGCCGGGCTGGAGTAACGGCCGCGAACCAAGTTGTACACGTCCACCAAACCAGGACCGGCATTGACGGCCAAGGACCCAACAACAGCATCTTGTT